AAAAATAATATTAAAATTAACATGTGGGTTGCGGAAACCACCTACACCTAATGCTTTTGTTCATGGTACTCCTTTCTGTAAAAGTTAATGTGAATAAATACTCGTTTATACACTCCCTTAAAATATAAACGAATGAACCTATCCGAAAGACAATTCGGGTAGGTTTTTTAATTTTAATAAGCAATTAGCGTGAGAGTTGGTGGTATATGAGATGAAATTAACGTTAAAACAACAAAGATTTGCAGATGAATATATAAGAACAGGTAATGCTTACCAGTCAGCCATAAGTGCTGGTTACAGTAAAAACTATGCCAATAAGAATACTACAAAATTGTTGGGAAATGTTGGGATAAAATCCTATATTGACAAGCGTTTGGAAGAACTCAAAAAAGAAAGTATTGCTGAACAAAATGAAATATTGCAGTATCTAACATCAGTTATGCGTGGAGAAATGACTGAACAAACATTAGTTGGCCAAGGCGAAGGTTATCAAGAAATAGATAACATTGATGTAGGTGCTAAAGATAGGATTAAAGCAGCAGAGTTGCTTGGTAAACGCTACAGAATGTGGACTGAAAAGATAGAAGCAGAAGTAACAACACCAACATTTGTAAATGATGTGCCAGAAGATGACTAATCGACCTATTGTCAGTCCTGCGAAAGTTATAGGTGGCGGTTACAATAGATTTTGGCACAACAAAAATTTTTATCGAGTTGTAAAGGGCAGTCGTGGTAGTAAGAAAAGTAAGACAACAGCAATTAATTTCATTTACAGAATAATGCAGTATAGCTGGGCAAATTTGCTAGTTATTAGACGTTATAGCAATACAAATAAGCAATCAACATATACTGATTTAAAGTGGGCTACGAACCAATTAGGCGTGGCTCACTTATTTCGTTTCAATGAAAGTCTACCAGAGATAACTTATAAACCTACTGGACAAAAAATTCTTTTTAGAGGTTTAGATGATCCGTTAAAGATTACATCAATCACAGTGGACACAGGAATACTAAGTTGGGCATGGTTTGAGGAAGCTTACCAGATAGAAACCTTTGATAAGTTCAGTACAGTAGTTGAATCTATACGTGGTTCTGTCGATGACCCAGAATTCTTTAAGCAAATCACTATAACGTTCAACCCATGGAGTGAACGTCATTGGCTTAAACCAACATTCTTTGATGAAGATACTAAGCTAAACAATACATTTTCATACACAACGACATTTAGAGTTAATGAATGGCTAGATGACGTTGATATTGGACGTTATGAAGATTTATATCGTACCAACCCTAGACGTGCGAGAATTGTATGTGACGGCGATTGGGGAGTAGCAGAAGGATTGGTGTTTGAAAACTTTGAAGTTAAAGAGTTTGATTGGGTTAAAAAGTTAAAAGACAAACAAGTTGTAGCACATGGTAGTGACTTTGGTTTTACTCAAGACCCAACAACACTTGTTAGTACTATTGTAGATACACAGAACAAAGAATTGTGGATATACAACGAACATTATCAAAGAGGTATGCTTACCGACGAGATATATCAAATGTATATAGATAAAGGATTGAAAAATGCCGAAATAATAGCTGATAGTGCAGAAAAACGTTTGATTACCGAAATTAAGCGCAAGGGTATTTCGAACATAAAACCATCTGTAAAAGGTCAAGGTTCTATCATGCAAGGTGTTCAATTTATACAAGGGTTCAAAATATACGTTCACCCATCTTGTGAGCATACTATAGAAGAATTAAACACTTATACATTTGATCAAGACAAAGACGGTAACTGGTTAAACAAGCCTATAGATGAAAATAACCACATACTCGATGCTTTGCGTTATAGTTTAGAGAAATTCCACTTCCCTAGAAATAACAAAACAAACGTCAATATTAAGAAAAACATTAGCCGTGCTAAAGCTATGGGCTTATAAGGAGGTAACACATGGCACACGTTAACAACTTTGAAAGAGATCTTGAGCGTCGTCAAATGCGTGATGAGATATATAGACGTGACGCAGTTGAAACGTACAAATACGATGGCACAGTACAAGACTTGTTAGATAACCCTAACGATATCAGTGACTTCATTCGTCATCATTTAGAGGCGCAAGTTCCAAGATTACAAATGTTAGATGATTATTATCAAGGTTTAAACTTTAACATCATGCGTAACAAACGTCGGAGAGAGAAACACTTAGCAGACAATAGAGCGGCACACGATTTTGCTTCATATATCGCTGATTTTATTAATGGCTATTGTTTTGGCCATGCAATACAAGTGCAATCAGATAAAGAGATGACACAAAGTAAATTAAATGAGTTACACAGTCTTAACGATGTGGATAGTCACAATCGCTCTTTAGGTTTAGACTTGTCTATCTTTGGTAGAGCGTATGAATACATTATACGTAACCAAGAAGATGAGGTTAGATTTTACAAATCAGATCCACGCAATACTTTCGTTATATATGACACAAGCGTAGAGAAGAATAGTTTGATGGCTATTAGATACTGGAAGGTAGCAACAGAAGATAGCGTAGAGTTAACGGAAGTCGAAAGTAACATTTACTATGTTGATGTTATTACAAATCAAGCAACATATTTCTACAAGGCGAACAGCGTAACTAACTTAGAGTTGTCTGAACGAAAACCACCAGAGGCGCATTCATTCGGTAGAGTTACTATTACAGAGTTCAGTAACAATGAAAAACGTAGAGGAGACTTTGAGAAGGTTATTCCCCTTATTGACTTATATGATGAAGCGCAATCAGATACAGCTAACTATATGAGTGATTTAAACGATGCAATGTTGTTAATTAAAGGTAACGTTGATTTAAACGAAGAGGTAGCAACTTTACAAAAAGAAGCAAACGTATTCCATTTAGCACCTCCTGAATATGCAACAGTGGACGACAAAGTCACTGAAGGTAATGTAGACGCTCAATACATCTATAAACAATATGATGTGAGTGGTGTAGAAGCATATAAAACAAGAATCGCTAAAGACATTCACACGCTTACTAATACACCAGACATGACTGATGAAAACTTTGGAGGTCAACAATCTGGAGAAGCCATGAAATATAAGTTATTTGGTTTAGAACAACGTACAGCAATCAAAGAAGGGTTGTTCCGAAAAGGATTGGTTAGACGTTACAAGTTAGTCGGAGAAATCATGGGTGTGAATAGAGAGATAGACAAAGATAATCTCAAAGATTTAGTATTTACGTTCACTCGAAACTTACCTAAGTCAATTACAGAAGAAATGCAAATGTACATGAGTGCTGGTGGAGAAATTAGCCAAAAAACATTGATGTCTCTTGTATCTTTCATAGACAATCCACAAGATGAAGTCAAACGTATTGAGAAAGAACAAGAAGAAAAGATTAAGCACTCTGATAGTTTGATGTACAACGAACAAGATTCTGACAATGAACTTAACAACTCCAATCAACCTATTGAGGAGTGATGAGTGATGACTTATTGGGATAAAAGAGCTCAAGAGATTATTAAAGATGAGACAATGAGCGATAAGGAAATGAGTCAAGAGATTGAACGCATTGTTAACAACATGATTGACGATATAGAGAATGAGATATCTAAATTCTATGCAAGATACGCAGACAGTGAAGGTATTCCTATCAACGAAGCAAAAAAACGAGTGGATACTTTCGACGTTCAATCTTTTGCTAATAAAGCAAGGTCATACGTTAAAAACAATGACTTTAGCGATAGAGCGAACAGAGAACTTAAACAATACAACACAGCGATGTATGTGAATAGAGAGAAGTTACTTAAAGCGCAGTTAGGACTCATTGTAACGTACTCATACGCTCGTATAGAGCAATCTATTTATAATTACATGGAATCATCCTATTATCGTTCTCTTGAGCAACAAGCAGGTATTTTAGGCGAATCAATACATGTATCACTCAACGATGTAAAAACAATTGTCACTGCTCCATTTCAAAATTCTAACTGGTCACGTCGTTTATGGCGTGATATGAAAGTTGTTCGTGCTCATGTTGAAAAGGCTACAAGCCAAGTATTGTTGAGAGGACGACACCCTTATGAGTTTGTGAAAGAGTTCAGAAAAGAAACAGGTAATAGTACTTACGAAATAAGACGTTTACTCATAACAGAAACTGCTAGAGTGCAAACGTTAGCTGCAAAGCGTCATATGTTAGAACAACATGGTCCAGATTCAGAATATGAATATCACGCTAAGATTGATGGTAAGACTACAAAAACTTGCAGACATTTAAATAACAAAGTGTTTAAAGTAAAAGATATGAAACCAGGTGTGAACGCTCCGCCTATGCATCCTTTTTGTCGGAGTGCTGTAGCGCCACACATCAATCCTAATTGGAGAGATGAATTCTTTGAAGAACGCAAAGGAAGATATTCACTATAAGGAGGTGTTGTAGTTGGCAGAAACAAACGATGTAACAAATACGCCACCAGTTACCAACGAAGGTACTGCAAAAGAAATCGTAGATAATTCTATAGGCGACTATGAAGATGCTGATTGGGAAGAAGAAGTCATCGATACAGACTTTAGCGATGAAGAAGATTCAGAATATGAAGATGACTTTATGGATCCAGATGACGAAGAATTTGAAGAAGAGAATTGGGAAGAAGATTACGATTTTTCAGATGACTTTGATCAAGAGGATATAGATTTCTTAGAGGGACTTGGTGGTTCTGGAGATGAAATAGAAGAAGAGTACGAAGAGGACTACGAAACAGAAGAAGGTCTTTATGATGTAACTGAACTTGATAGCGACACAATTGATGAGTTTGACAAGTACGATGAAAGTTACTTGCAAGATAGATTAGATGATGTGTATGACGAATACAATCAGATATTTAATAAAGAGCCATCAGATATCATCAAAGATAGTATGACAACTCAAGAGAAGATAGACAAAATTGTTGATGCAATTCAAGAGGGTGGAAACGGTGTGTAATGAACGTATCGCTAAAGCTCTCGAAGGCATTCAACATGAATTGAAAAGATTGAATGACTCGAACCCTAGTAACCAAGCACAAGTGAAGCAGAAAGAGCCTGAGAAGAAAGAGTATAAACCTAAAAATTTCATCTGAGGTGGTACTTATGTCAAAACGTGAAGCAGTTGGTCCTGGCGTTACCGCGCCAATATCTCGTCAGTAGGATACGTTAACCTACTCGACCTCAGTAAGTCGTTAAACTGCTAAAAATGTAATCAACTGGATTAATACAATGTAATAAACATAAACATCAGCACACTTTATTGGGCTTAACCGCACTATAATGGG